CGTAGGACTTCCTAGGACTTCGTATGACTTCGTAGGACTTCGTAGGAATGTATAGTAGCCACACGTACAGTATATATTATCTATTTTTATATTTTTGGAATATATTTAAATGTATATAATATAGCTATTCTATAGATATGCCTACATACTTAGAGTTATTACCAGAGGATATTCTAGCACATGTCTATAGACTGCTATATAAATCTGTCCTAAACGATATGAAGAAAGACGGTAAATACAAGAATATGCTGTGTTTTGATAAATTGCTAGATATATCAAGGAATCCCTATATAGATAATTTGGATTACAGAGGATTAGTGATTCGCACGTGCATAAATGACATCGTAGATAAATATAGTAGATGCCATTTTATTACTAGTAAGACTAGTAAGACAATTAATACTAACTTGCTGGCACATAATATAATCTATTATAAATCGTATTACATTAAACCATTAGAGAGTTGTATAAATAAGATAGAAATATTCAACTTTTATATATGCAATCTATACAATGATGCTATGGGAGACACTAGCGACCACCTCGCATCCTTTAATAAAACATATTTTGCCAGAAGTTTTAAGGGAATGAAGATGGGGATAAGTAAGAACGGTTTTATGTTAGAAAAAGATGAACCCTTTAGTTGTTTGGCTGATCTATTATATTACACAATAGAACTCTATGACTTTGCAAAGCAGAATCTATATATGAATATTCAATTGATAGAACAGATAGGTGCAATATTAACACTATCTCCTGCAAAAAGGAAAGAACAGGACGATTTGGTAGATATTCTAAACTATCATTGTTCCCATCGATATTTAGAGGGAATGCTATATGACCTAGAATATAAATGTGCTAAACCAAAGTTGGAATAATAAAAAATGATTGATGCGTCTGTTTATAGTATAATTAGGCGCCACCTGCTTCACCCCCAGTCTTCTTGAAATACAAGCAAAGACCTCGTCGAGACCTCGTCAATACCCAACCCGACCCCGAACAGTTTCCTTAAGTAGCAGGAGAGGCGCAAAAGAAATATGGCCTGTTGTATGTCTAGCGATTCTAGTGACTCTCGCGATCCTTACAATATTCACGATTCTACAATGGACTTTGTAGAGCACGATGCAGGCAAGCTTCAGTTTTCCGCGTACCATTTTCATCACAATAGGGAACCATTCTATCTATTGTTTATCAAAAATGGAGATGGCGATAAGATATATATTGAAAAGATTGACGAACACTCCCATAGAAACAAGTATGTGAATGATGTCGTTATGCCTGTTGAAGTTATGGAGAGCAACGCAAATCTTAAAAAATATTACGATATGTCTGTGATGCTTGCGAATACCGACAAAACCGTTTATTACGACCCTGTTGGATTTAATTCAAAGCGTTTAATATCTACTTATGATACCGACAGCGAAGACGAAGATTATTACGACGATGATGATGATGATGAAGCCGATGACAAAGATGACGATGTCGATGACGAAGAGACGAGAGAGCTCAAGAAAAAAGAGAAGGAACGTTTGGAAGATATATGGAAAAAAGAAAAAGAAAAGAAGGAAGAAAAAAGGAAACTTAAGAGGCCTATTAGATACTGGTGTATCCATAGCGATATCGTGTGGAAAAACATGCGGGTATCAACGCCATCATACTACAACTGTTACTATAATATCAACCCATTCACATTCGAATATAAATTAGACACCGAGTGCGTAATAAATAATTTCATCTCGCACTTTGATTCATTCGCGATGTATCATGGTATTCCTCAAATGATTGTGGATACTATCACGGCAAATTACAACAATAACCTTCGCCTGACTAGATCCTAATCACTAGGGTATTAAGTGTCTCTCTGACAAGCGCAAAGGCGCGTTGTATTTTAGTAATCGCAAAGGAGGATTAACAATAGGTAAATCAGTCTTGTTAGGTTTTGTGTTATTTCCATATATTTCATTGGTTTCGTCGTGGTGTTCGCCAGCACCACGTAAAGGGGTGTTAAATACTACTTCCAATTCAGGTTCGTAGTCATTATTGGTAGGACTACCGAGCTTGCTACTATTATCGCTTACAGTATCTTTGTGTATATCTATATTTTTTATATTATAAGTATAATTCAATTCATTGACGTCATTAGCGGTAGCCCGTTTATACCTCGTATCCTGATACAGTTTAATATGGTCGTTACAACGGTTTCTATTGCCACCGCTATTGCCACCGCTACCGTTGCTATTTTTATTTCCTTGGGTCTGCTGCTGTTGTAGCTGTTGCTGTAGTTGCTGCTGTAGCTGTAGCTGCTTTTGCTGCTCTAGCTGATAATAATATAGAACTATTAAAACCCCAATAAATATAAAAAATAGGATGTAATATATTTCGTTATTCATAATAATAAGGTTCTTTTACTATAATATTATAATATAATATATATCCAAGGGCTCATTCGTTATCATCATCAATAAACAACATCTTCTTTTTAGAAGGCAATTCATCCCCATCTTCTCCATCGCCGTAATCATTACAAGCGGAGCTTTCTTCACATTCTATTTTTTCGTTATCTATGTAATAGGATACTTTGTACTTATTATTATTATAGAACTTTAATCTTGCTGCGCCTTTGCGTTTGAATATTGAAAACTCGTCTAGAATATCTATACATAATGGAGTATATTTTCGCTTTTCTGGAGGTTCTCTAAGAATACGCCCAATAGATTGCTGAATGTCAGATATTGGGCTTGCGAATATCACTGTATTTAAGGAAGGTACATTAAATCCCTCTGCAGCTAACTGAAAGGTTGCGAGGATTATTTGTTTTTCTGCTGATATTGCAAGATCAGTCTGCTTCATACCTCCAACATAAAACCCATAGCTCAAGTTCTTGCCCTCGATGTTCTCGCTGTTCCCGCTGCCCTCGCTGTTCCCTTTGTTCGCCTCAACAATATATCTCTCAATGTCTTTCAGTTGATTCCTGCGTTCGCTCAATATAAGTACGCGTCTATCAGGTTCCTTTGATAATATATCAAATAAAATAGACATTATATATTCGGTGCGTGGTTTAAACGAACACACATTATTAATCATCCCTGCACCATTCTCCTTGCCATTCCACATAAGTTTAACAGTAGAATAATCAACGTGTGTTTCAAAGTATTTATGGATTCTAACATCAACATCGCAAAACTCCTTGTTTTTCAGTGTATATACCGACTTTCCTATATAATTTTCAAATACCTTTCGCATCCCATCTTTTCGATTCAACGTAGCCGATAAACCGAGTATTATAGGATTGGATAGTTTCCTGAAAGCCTTGCAAAATACCTGCGCGCCCGTATGATGGACTTCGTCAATTATAACGAAGCCGATGTCCGCAAATATACTCTCGTCATAGTCCCGCATAGCGAGAGATTGTAGCGAAGCGATAATAAAGTCCTTTCCGGCTACATCAACTTTCTTCTGTTTAATTATACCGACCTTCGCGTCAGGTGCGAAAGTTTCTACGGTCTCTAGAAATTGCTGATTTAGGAAGTCCTTGTGGCTTATAAACATCGTCTTCTTTTTTATTTGGCATGCAATATATAAGCTCATTATAGTCTTGCCGAACCCACAAGGAACTGAAATGATACCGCCCATCTTCAGTGGGTCGCGTGCAGCTTTTAGAAAGTTCGCAATGGGTTCTTGTTGCGATTCCCTTAAATTGCCAATAAACTCCACTGATATATCCGCGGCGCTCGACAACTTACATAGCGTCGGGAGACCATACTTTTGCAACCCGTAATATCTTGGGATATATATCCTCTTGTCATTTTCGCTATATAAGGGGAACGCCAAATCATCTGGCGAACTGGTGTTTTTTGCCGCTCCCATATCAAAATTGACTTTAGGAACCATCGTCAAGTCCTTCTTAATATTCTCAAGAGCCTTCTCGTCTAATGCCGACTTTAAAATACCATATCCATTACTGGATAATATGGAAAACATTATAATGTTTGCGTGCTTGTCTGCTTGTGATTATACAATCATAACATATATATATAAGTGTCATTTTTTTATATGGATTATAGTAGATAAGTTTAAGTAAAGTAATAACTAAAAGACATCAATGTATTTTATCAATTCATTGAGACTTTTAGCAGTTATATTATTGGTTTCGATACTAATAATAAAAGAGATCCCTTTTAAAAATGTAGTGAAAGACGCTATGATACAGTTCTATATGGCTTTGACATGTATATTAATCCTCTTGATCGTCGATAATATTCTTGGATTTATCCTGTCTATCTGCCTACTAACACTTTATTTTAGAATATATACGACCGAACTCAAGAGTATTAAAATGTCTAGTAGCGCTACAGATACAATAGCTGCATCAGCTGCATCCGCTACCGAGAACTCTGTGCGTCGTCACGGAGAACACGGGCATATATGCAATGGCTCCGCGGATAAATGCGATATGAATATGACTGCGAATCTCAATATTGATAGAAAAATAAGGCTTGTAGCGGAGCAAGATACATCAAATAAAAATGATGGGTTAGTCCCCTATATAACCGAGGAGAATCTCTTGGCAGCACAATCAAATATTGTGAATGCCCTAGAGTATAATAAGGAGGTACCAGTTGTCGATAAAGGGATCGGTGACGGTATCGGTAATGGGAGCGGGAACGGTATCGGTAACTTATATGGCACGCAGGGATTAGATACAAAGAATATTCATCTACGTGGTTATGATACAAGTACTGCATATTTAGGTAGCCTATCATATGATATTCTGTAAAGACGTAGTCGAGACGTAGTCGAGACGTAGTTAGGACAGTGTATAAATAAAAAATATAGATTATTATTAAGAGATTATTAATATAAATAAAAAGGATGAACGAACATTTTGTTTCAAATACAGAGAACGATCAAATAGTAGAAAAGATATTCACGATTCTAGGATATTCTATGCTTACGCTCGTAGTATATGGAACATTACTATGGGCTTATTATGTGAATGATAAGAACCAATATATGTTTATATCAATATTTTCAATGTTCGTGTTATTTTACGCTATCATTATCATAGCCATCGTAGTAATAAATAAAAATAATTATGATGAGCTTTCCTATGCTATTCTATTCGGTATCACGATATTCGTAATATTCACCACGTTTTTTGTATGCGTATTCTTTGTACTTAAGAGTTTTAACATAATCTCGTCGGCTGCTACAGCTGCTTCAGCGACGATAGCTGCCAACTCCTATAACAATCTTGGTAATATGGGATACCGATGATACATACCGTATAAGTACTTATACGTACTTACGTACCTACGTACCTAAATATATTCGAAAAACGACAATACATAGATAATCGAAAATAGCGAAGCGGACTTTATATATATATCAAAGTTTGCTAGATTATCCTGTAAATATTCAGGCATCTTATCATAAGCGATATTTATAATACCAGAATGATATATAATTAGGGATACAATGACTAATATCAAACTTCTTTTTGCTACTTCAATGTCTAAATAGGATGCGATGCTATCATATTTGGTACCATTGGTACCATTGTTTTTTGCTCCAGCGCTAACGCCGCTAACGCTGCCATTGCCGCCACCCCAATTTTGTGAAGGATACATCATTGGTTGCATTGAAATATTCTGGGGATTCTGCTGGGGATGCTGTTGTGGATGCTGTTGCGGATGCTGGGGATATGGGGGTTGCATTTGTGTAGGCATTGGCATTTGCGGGTTCTGGGGATACAATTTGGATTGATTAGAGGAATGTCGCAGTTCTTCCTGAAACTCGTTCAATACGTCTTGAACTATAGGGTCATTAATGTCATTGACGTCAGCTGACGCTGTAGAGTTCGTTTGTTGTGTTTTCAGCGGCAACGTACTTAAAGGCGTCGACATCTTATGATTATTATCTATTGATATATAATATTTTCAATATAATTTATATTACGCAACCTGTCTCTATATATATATTCAATTTGTCCCGAAGAATGTTTTTTCAAAAAAACCTGGGACGCTAATAAGATTATCTGGTCTCTTATTGATATCATAGGGTTCTAGAGGATTATCTAATGCATTACATTTTACAGGATATGATTTATATTTATAACAGGTATCCTCGAGATTGAATATATTCTCCTCAATCTCCTTAATGTCTGGTGCCGAATATAACACACAGTTATCTTTGCATATCCGTCTAAAAAGCAAGGCTAACGCTAGACCAAACAATGCGCTCACAATAATCTGCCCTGTTTCATCGTAAAATAACCTATCAATTGTTATTCTTAACCCAGAAGAATCTTTAGATACCGCTCCTGTTCCAGTCCCAGCTCCTGTTCCAGTCCTAGTCCCAGCTCCTGTTCCAGTCCTAGTCCCAGCTCCAACTCCTTTTTTAGTCATATTCTAATGTATTAAAATGTTAAAAAATAAGTCATAGGAATATTTATAGGCTATAGATTATATCAGCCTATATAATAGGTTGTGTTAGCGATGCCTGGGAACACTTAACCTCCTCAACGTTATATTTATAGCACTGATTATTATTATCCATATATACTATTTTATTAGCGTTATATGGTGTAGGATATTTAATAATATTTCTAATGGGAGGCGATGAAATATACACATATATAGCTCCTAAAAGAAAGGCAAATGCGAAACTAAACCAGTTTATTCGAAATACTTTGTTTTCCTGAATATGTTTAACCATAATATTCTATTTATACCTTGATATAATTTATATACCTATGTCAAAATGCCTATCTAATTACTTAATCATGGAACTGCCGCCGCTTTCGCTGCTTTCGCTGCTTTTGGTTTCTTGGGCTCTTTAGCCGCTTTCGCTGCTTTAGGTTCCTTTGGCGCTTTCGCTACTTTCGCTCCAACATCCTTATCATCATCTTTGTCCGCTTTAGGTTCCTTTGGCACTTTAGCTACAACATCCTTATCATCATCTTTGTCCGCTTTAGCCGCTTTCGCTGCTTTAGCTACTTTAGGCGCTTTCGCTACAACATCCTTATCATCATCTTTGTCCGCTTTCGCTACTTTAGGCGCTTTCGCTACTTTCGCTACTTTAGGAGCTTTAGGTGCTTTCGCCGCTTTCGCTTCCTTTACGCACTTATTCGTCTTTGGATTAAGCACTTTACCAGGAGGGCATTTGGTATCTTTATTAGAAGGGACTACGACCCTTTCTACCAAGCTTATATTCTCATATGTATATATGTCAGGGACTCCCTTGTATTCAGGGTATTTAAATTGTAAATAGTCGTATAATGATGCCAACGTTTTAGACTCTCTATATATATTATAGAGTTCTCCTTTCTTTTCCAAGAATGATTCATAGGCTGCATCATTCAAATCTCGCACATTCTTATATTTATCATTATATTTGGTCTTCTTTTGCATAATAGTATCCATCTCGTCGCTCTTGTATTTAAAGTAGTCTTTAATCTGTTTTTTAATTAGATTCAACTTCGTGCTATCAGCAGTTTTGTCATACATATTGATATTAAGTATGTTTTTTTCAATATCTTGTAATATTTCCATTTACTAATATATGCGATAAAAAAAAGGCACTTTGAAAAAGGTATTCTAATGCAATAAAATGTCCTCGAACATACTCCTATAAAATGTCTGGAGACTTTCTTCGGGTTTTAATTGTTCCTCATAGAGGCTTCTCGGTATATATTTAACAATAACCTTGTCTTTTTTACATACAGATTTATTAGTATAATACCCCTGTATAATCATTATAGACCCTATAAATAATAAAAATATCGCTATCGCTTTCATTTCTTAATATAAAGAAATAAGAAAAAAATACGAGTTTCTATAAGCCGCTGTAATAGCCTATTGAATGCCTAGTTTCTGTGCGCTCCAAGTATCAACCTGCTCGATGCTGCTTTTTAGTTCAGTCATTTCAATAGCATCAGGGGAGTCATTAGCGGCTACAGGAGCAGCGTCAGTTTCAGTAATAGTAACTGTAGCATCCTCTACAGTCTCGTTTGCAATATCGCTTTTAGATGAAGCAGGGAACAAAGAGGCCTTCCTGGATTCAAAGACGACATCCTTATCATTCATATTCTTCTTATACTCCTTCATCAGGGTATTGAGCTGTGTCTCGGCGTACTCTTGGTTCTCAAGACAATCAGGATTGGGAGACCAAGGGCACCAGCAACCTACCTGTGCGATATAAATATTGAACTTATTATCAATCTTCTTAATAAACTCGCTGCGATTCTTCGCTTCCTCAATCGTATCAAACACGCCCCTCACCTTGATTCCTCGAATAGACGTGGTAAAGTTATTATCACGATGAAAGGACGACTCTAGTTCATCGTTATTAACCGACTTATAAAAACCGTATTGTTCGCTCATTTCTTTCGGGTTAAAAATATGGGAGTTATTCTCCTTTACGGATTCTACGAAGTCCTTGGAATCGCTATACTTCTCCTGAATACCATCAAGTAGCGCAGTCATATCGCTGCTAAACTTGGTAAGGAACTTGCTAAACATATACGCCTCCTTATTAACGATGACATCTTCGGGGCTCAAAAAAGACAGCAGTACAAAGTTCTGTCCCCGAATAGGTTTATCCTCATCCAGATAATCGACCTCTTTGACGCTAGTAACGGTAGCGGTGCTGGTAGCGGTGCTGGTAGCTGTGCTTTCTTCAACGGACATTTTTAATATATCTTATCTATCTAATAATATATATTATTATAAATCTTATATATATTTTCGCAAAAATATATTATCTTATTATATTAAATAGCAAGTATAATAAGATAGTAAGATGGAGTATTCCATTGACTTTTGGGATGTTGCGATAAGGCTTCTAAAGTACGCTTTCGAAGGCCTTATAGTCGCTTTTGTCGCACTTATATTACCGAATAATAAATTGGACTGGAGCGAAATATTGATGCTCGCTCTAACAGCCGCTTGCACGTTCTCTGTCCTTGACCTGCTATCCCCTGCTGTCTCGGCGGGCGCAAGGCAAGGCGTCGGGTTAGGCGCTGGATTTAGAATGGTTGGTTTCCCTAACGGTTTCTAAATATAATGTGGAATAGATGGGGATGTGGTGGGCACTGACTAGAATTACAGTGAAGGTATTATTTCATAGTTGAGCTCTATGCATATTTTCTTCCATATTTGGTCTTGAACGTACAGTTTCTCTCTGCTTTTCAATAGCGGGAAATATTTGAGATATTCATTTAACCCTAATATCTGGAAGAACTTGTATAAAACATAACTATATGATAAGAAGTTCTTCCTGTCCTTCGGGCAATGTTTTAAGAATGGCGCTTGGATATTTCTAAACATATTGCATAATTTATCCTCCAAGTCTTGGCTAAATTGAGGCGTCGGTATCCCGTTTATCCTGTTAATAATGTAATTAATATGTTCGTAATATTTATTTATGCGGAGACGCTTGAGAATGTCCCTCATCTTATTATAGGTGATGGTTTTGGTATCTATAATCTTCTCCTTTTTAATCTCTGTTAAAATCTTTTCAAATATTTCGTCAGGAATATCTGTGCTCTCTTTGCCCTGAACTTGATTACACCATTCCCTAAAATGATTAATGCGCTTATAACTGAAATGCGAGGTATCCTTCGTATTCTGCTTTAATATCGGTCTATTCTGTTCCACGAGTAGCAACTCTTGATACCCGCAAATATTACAAATTATTATTGCGTCGTGCTGCAGACACGTCATTTGATTCTTACAATTCTTACATATCTCTATATCCTCCTCCTCAACATTCCTGACATACTTTTTATTTATTATAGACATATACTTATCCACCAGAGAACTCTTATCTATTACATTATCTTTCGCCAGCGTATTTGAATAGGAATATAAATTGGGGTTGATATAAGTACTGGCGTTGGTACTGGCGTTGGTACTGGCGTTGGTATTGGTACTTGCATTAGGGATCGGGTTTGATGAACTAGGACATGCGCATGTACTGGCATTAGCAGAGCAAGCACAAGCACAGGCATTCGCAGAGCAAGCATTCGCATTAGCATTAGCAGAACACGGATTAATATTAGAACAATGTTTATCGCTATTGCTATCGCAATGCGTATGCGTATGAGCGCATTGATTATTTATATCGCCACATTTGCCCTGTCTATTACCCCCGCAAGAATTATTATCTGTATTTAAATTGTTAAGAGCATCTAAAACATTTATCGTGGTGGCACTTACAGAAGACCTCTTCTTCTTGGAATCATTCTTGTATATCTTCGGTTGCCTGCTTAACAATTCACTAGAAGATATACAAACACCGTTAGATATCGAAGTATGCGTATTACATATATTGGACTGCTTTTCTACCGTGTCATAATATTGGAATAATATATAGCTCGTATTCTTATAATATTCAATCTCATTGTATGATTCCAGTTCCTTGATATTGTTCTTCAGTTCAATAATTTTCTCCCTTATAAGAATATTACTAGTCCATAAATTATTCACATACTCCCTATCTTGAAGACTCCTAAACCTCTCTATATTCGCAATAATGAGGTTTGACTGAAGTTCTAAATCACTCAACATTATCTTGTAGTTCTCCTTGTCTTTGTTGGTAAGTTCGAACTTCTTTATAATGTTATTATGCATCGCATCCAATGTGAAAACCTCGTTATTGTCAGAGATATATTTTTTTTTTGATGATTTTTCTTTAAACATCCTTATATAATAGAATAATTAATAATAATTTTTATATAATAAATATAATATGTGTTAATATACGTATATATTGCGAATATATTGAGTGCAAGACATTCAATTCATATTTTTTTCTCCTCTAATAGTATAAAGAATATAGCGTAAATGGGTGGTGGTCTTCTTCAATTAGTAGCTTACGGAGCACAGGATGTTTATTTAACTGGTAATCCTCAAATTACCTT